AGGCTCTCAAAGCGGAAAGGATTTAAAATCCTCTCACCGCAGCTGTGCTAAGCACAGCTAGGTTGCTCTGGCGTTGATTCTGTCGACGACCCAAACGTTTCGATAACGTGTCTTGGTTTTCAGAATGGGTGTTTCAAACATCCAATCTTGACCCAAGCCCTCATCAAATGAGGTTACGTCTTCGAAAAACATTGCACCTTGGTCCTCTATGACTTTTGAGGAGCTTAGCTCTTCATCTTCATAGAGTCTACCTACAAGGTAGAGGCAGGGACGGAACACAACTACTTGGTAGTTGCGTCCCCTTGCTTCGCCGAGGCGGACTAAGTCCGCCCCTAGGCGAAGATCCCTGCTGATTAGGGTGATTGTTTCCTCCTCTGGTAGGTTTCTCGTAAATTCCTCCTTGATTATAGAATCTGATTCTACAAACAAGTGAAGCCTTTCTCGGAGAACCCGAGGCAGATCCATGTTGTTCACTAAGTGATCAACAAGTGTCTGCTGTTCGAGATCCAAGATTGCGTCAGAGTGGAACTGGAAGTAAGCACCAAGTGCTTCTTTCCATTCCGCTCGAGGCCTTCCGAAAGACCATTCCAGAGACAGGTAGTCCTCCTTTGGTATGAGTTGGGACTTAACTAAGTACCCCGACTGGCTACTCTGAGAGAAGCCAGGATTGCACCAGTGTTCTAAGAACCTGGTGAGGGATACGAAGGTAGGTTTACCACCTCGGACTCCAAGAGCCTTTGTGGGCTCCGCTAAGCGGAGCTCAGGCAGGTCCTTGTAGTCAATACCTTTGAGGATTGCACGATAATAAGCGGCTTTCACCATCTTCATAAAGAGTCTCTGGGGGGATTCTAGGAATCCTCCGACTCTAAGTGAAGCCAGTGACCTGTTCGCGTCGCTAAGCGGCACGATCATGTCATCTGGGAGATAACTTCTAAGAAGTTCCTCTGTTGGAAGCCATTGCTTGTATTTCGTGACTACCTGATTCAACTCACTTGACCTAACTAGGCGTAGGCCTAGGCGGGATTTGTACAGGTCTCCTATCCGGTGATAGGTTTCATCAGGGTCTCGGGACTTAGTCCTGATGACCGCATGAACAAACTTTTCATCCGGGTAGAAAGATCCGTCACCGCCAATTTCTTCGGGTATAAATGGACACAAAGTGTCCTTCTCTGACGGAAGCATAATGTGTTGCAAAAGCTGAGCTTTTGCATACAGTGCCTCTTGAGCCCTGTGTGTGGTGTGAACCCACCGCGTCTCTTTGCCAAGCAAAGCGAAGCGGCCGGCTTGCACTCCACTGAAACCTAAGGTTTCAGTGCACGTAGGGATCATCAGTCGGAGTCTCGGTGTGTCAAGGTAGTGAATCTTAGATTCACCGCGCTTGATCTGCACTATGGGGAGTTCTAAGGTTGTTCTTGGAACAATCATAGACTCCTCGCAGTAGAACATAAATCTCTTAGAGATATATGTATCTTCCACCGAAACACCGTTTCCGAGTTCCGAAGAAATGCCTAGATAGGTATTTAAAGTCTCTTCTTCGCCGATGGCCAAGATATCGTCACCCACTATACTGTAGACTTCTACTTGCGCTTGGCGTAAGCAGATGTCTTGATTGAGGGTGAGGATTGATTTCGTGAGGAAGTCCCCCATGAAGATTCCGATGGTTGTTTTAAACATACCATCAATCATCATTCGACCTTTGTCGTCCTGCGGAACTACGTACCTCTCAGAGGTATGAAGTTTAGCCGCAAGGGCAATAAGGCCTAGGGGGGCTCCTTCAACTGTTTTGAGGTGCCACAGGATCTCTCTCCAGATTCGCTTAGCGAATCTGCGAGAGTGTTGGTCCGTGGCATTGCTCATATCAGTCGAACACACGGGATGACCTTTGGCCTTTCCCCAAACTGTATCCTGAGGATGCAGATTGTGGTTAAGGTTCCATAGGTGACGCGATTTCATCATACCAGACTTAGTCTGGTATCTCTGTCTAAGACAGGGACTGATGAGATGCGCTACAATCCCTTGTATTCGCGAAACGGCGAAGGGAGTGATCGTAATGAGACGAGCCTTGGAAGGTTCAAGGACTACGTGTGGTTTCACGAGCTTAGCTAGTGAAGGGTTTTCCAAAACCCATTCCACACAGTAGTCCAGGACGTCCTGAGAGGATTTAATCCTCCTAGGATCGTGCACCCTTTCCAAGGTAATCGGATCATAACGATATTTCACTCTTCTTGAACGAACTATGCGACATAGTTCTCCAGTTTGGCCTCCATTTTGCTGAGTGTTCTCGAGGCAGGCCTTAGGCCCGCACGAGATCTTAGCATGGAGTCCCTGGACAGAGCGGACTATAGCTGTTGCGCGCTTGATAGAGTCGCTGTAGTGATCTAAGATCGCTTCAGTGACGCTTTCAGGCCGCGTAGTGGTCTCCGTGAACTTACTTAGTGAGTCACGAGCCATCGCTTTGTCCGCCAGTCCTGTGGCACGCGTCTGACACCATAAGTTGACGTGGGTCCCTATCTCGTGCTTCCCTTCTCCCTTCGGGGCAAGAAGTCGGAAGTACTTGATATACGGTCCCATGTCACGACATGGTGGGATACTCTCTCCAAGAGCTAAGCTCTTGCGGATGAGTTTTTTAATCCTTTTCAGGCGCTTGATGAACGTCGCATAGTTGTTAGCGCAGCCTTCCAGCGCAAAGCGGGTGAGGTGGTTTACGATTTCAAAATCGTACTCCTCTGCCTCTAAGAGGTAAGGGAGGACCACTCCATCCGCCGTGTCCAGCCACCGCTGAGCGGTGGCGTGCACGTCGGGCGCCTCCTGGAGGCGCCTGATGAGCGCGGGGCTGGCTTTGAACCAAAGGTTCGACAAGAAAATTGAGACTTGCTGGTCACGGTCGT